AGACGGGATCGGCAGACTGTAGCGGTGCTTGCGCGCCATTCGCAGGCGCAAGATTTGCGGGGTCCACACCGTAGGAACGGGCAAGTTGGCGCAGGGCTTCGACCGGGTTTTCGTCAAGCGCGCGTTGGGCTTCAAACAAGACGCGAACCGCCTGTTCTGGCGCCATGCCACGCCGCGAGATTTCCGTTTCGTATGCCTTTACCACTTCCCGCACCGGATCTGGCGCGGTGTTGCCCATCGCAGGCTTGCCAACGGTAATCCGCCCCGCGTCCAAGTCCGCGCGCAGCGCGTCTTGTGCAGCTTTGGGCAGGCGATCCCAGGCTAAGTTTGCGTCGGACGGCCATCCTTCGGGCGGTGCTACCTTTGCGGTGCTGTCGCCTTCGGTCGGCTGGGCTTCGTCCTTGGTTCCTTCCGCCTCGGGCGCTTGGCCTTCGGCGGGTTTTTCATCGGCGGCATAACGGCCCGCGTCATCGCGGCGCGGTTGCGCTTCCGGTTCATTGGTTGCGGCGGGCGTGTCATCGCTGGCCATGCTTGAGAAAGCGGCGTCAAGATCGGCGCGCAGATCATCGGCGGGCGCTGCATCGGCTGCCCCGCTGTCCGAAAGCGTCATTGGTCTGTCCTTTGGTTAAGTGAAAAGCCGCGTTTCGACGTTAGCGCCGTCAAGGCTTCCGGCACTCTCGACCGGCGGCGGCGTGTAGCCCTGCTCAAGCATCTGATAGGCCTGCGCCACGTCTTGCGCGACACTGCCCATGTCATGCGCGGGCGCAGTCATGGCCGGCGCATCGTTGCCCATCTCGACCATGCCATGCTCACGCGTGACGCGGCGGAATGCGCTTTTGCTGTCCATCATCTCGCCCGTGGCCGGATGAAAGCAAGCGTTCATTGCGTCGGTCACAATGTAAGGCCCGACACGCGGCGCGCGCTTGGCGTTGGTCACGTCGCGCCATTGGCCGCTGTGCCAGATGAATTTGCGTCTCATGTCACCCCATCAGCATCAGCATAGCGTCATCATCGTCAGCGTCGGCTTCCGCCTTTGCCTGGATGGCCGCGATGCGTGTCACAACTCGTTCAATCTGCGCCAGCGTCTCGGCCTGCCGGGCCAAATCGCGCAGGCGTTGCACTTCCGTCCGGTAAGGCTCAGGCGCCGCTTGCGCGGCCTCTGCAATGGCTTCCCGCACTTCCGCGCGGGTTTCTGCCGCTGGTTCATCCACAAGCCCCAGGGCCGCGTCATATGCGGCGCCCAAGGCGTTGCGAAACGTGTCTTGCTCGTCGCGCTGCTGGTCGCGCCGCTCGGCCTGTAGCTGGGCTAAGCGCGCCAGGCGCTTGCGATCTTCCTTGGTGTAAAACCCGCCGCGCGTTTCAATAGCAGGCGGCGGTACTGCCCCTTGCGGCGCAAGAAGCGTTAGGAACATGGGTTAGGCCGCTTGCAGCCTTACCAAGACCGCTTCGGCCTCGGCAATCTTCAGCGTCAGGCTCGCCACCATTGCCACGTCGCCAGCGCTTTCGGCGCTCGCCATCTGCCCGCGCAAGGTGGCAATGCGGTTTTCCTGCAATCGGATATGCTCAGACAAATCGCTCATTAAAACCCCCTCACGCAAAGAACAGATCGCCCACAACATCGTTAAGACCCACCGCCGTCGCGTCCGCGTCCGCCGCGCCGGTCACGATGGTCAAACCTATGCCTGTGGCAAAGGCGATGCCGCCCTCAATCGTGAACGTGACCGAATTGTTTGGCGGCAGCGCGATAGTGCGAACCACGCCCGTCCCGGCAGTTGGCGTCGTCGTTTGGTTGTGCAGCTTCACATACCGATATGCCGCGTTCGTGTTGGCCAAGCACCAGCCCAGCACACGGCCTGGGGTATTTTTGACTATCGTGGCGTTGGTGGACCCCGCCGATACAATGTGCGCGCCAGACGCGGCGCCGGTAGCATTGGCGCGGTATTGCTGGCCCACGTCACCAATTGCCGCCGTGCCTGCCACAAGCGCGGGCTGTGTGAACGATACAGGGGTTGTGCCCTGCACGGCCACCGGAAGCGCCGCCGCCGCGCCAGTTGGGCGCGCGCCCGCGATATAGGTCGGGACGTTGGCGTTATCTTCAATGCTCAGGAAGCCAATCGTCCAAGTCGTGCTTGATGCTGGAGCCGTGGTGCCATTCTGCGCCCAGATATAGAGATACAATTCAACGTCATCATCTGGAATGTTTTCAATTCGGCTGGCGCGCGTGGTGACGGTCGGCACGGATGCGGATGCGACCAGCGCATCAGACCAATAAATATTGCGCCCATCCGCCGCCACATTCATCACATGGCCAGGTGCGCCGGTTGAGTTTTGAGATGTCACGGTATCGCCGGTGTTCCACCCACGCCGCTGCGCGTCCACGTTTGCAGCGGTTGCGGACGTGCCGGTGTAAAGAGTGCGGATATAATTCCACCCGAATAGGTCAACCGTGCATGACCCGGAAGCAGGCCATCCCGCGACCGTAAAGGTGATAGTATCCACGCTCGGGATCGAAGCGATGGCATAGCGCCCTGGCACGCCCGCCGCGCCATTGATGGCGCCCACAAACATGAACTGCCCGACATTTTCAGCGGTGAAGCCGTGCGCGACTTTGGTAACCGTGATGGACGTGGCGCTGTTGATCGTGCAGGCCAAGCCCTCGCCAACAATATCCGCCAGCATCACATGGAAGTTATTATTGACAATGCGCCCTGAAAGGATCGTCTTGTGCCGCTGGATGAAAGCGCCCCGGAAGCTGGCGACTGACCGCGCCAGAAATTCGCTTCTCGCCGTGGTGCCTGCCGCAATCACAAGGTTGCTTGAAGATTGCGAAACCGTGACGCCCGTGCCAACAGTCCGTTGCGTCAATTCCGATGCCAGCAGGCCGGACCCGGACGCGGCAAAGCCCACGCTCCAAATATCCACCGGCGCCTGCCGCACCACCGCGCCACGGTCGCCGTAAAGCGGATTCGTGGTTCGCACGTCCGGCTGATTGGCCGACGTGGCAGCGCCCGAAGGCAACGGCAAGGAAGTCGCCGAAACCGGCACGGCTACGGCGCGCAACTGCGCGTCAGTCAATGGACCAGATACAGGCACAGCCGCCGCCCGCAATTCGGCATCGGTCAACGGGCCTGCTACCGGCACTGCCGCCGCGCGAAGCTCCGCATCGGTCAGGGGGCCGGTTACCGCAAGACCACCCGGCGCCGTGATTGGCATAGGATTGGCCGCGCTCACATCAACCGCAACGCCATCACCGCCGACGCCCAGCTTCACCCGCTGATGAAGAACGCCCGCGATGTTGTCCGCCGCAACAATAGCGCCAGTGCCGGGCGTGTAGCCGATATTATCTGACATCAGTTCATCACCGTTTCAACGCCCATGGCACGTCCGTCAGGGCCTCGCACCACGCGCTTAGGCGCCGCCATGGAAGCCGACAATTGCGCCAAGGCTTGCGTCTGCACTTGCGCCATATTGGCCTGTTGCTGTTGCATCATTTCAAGGCTTTGCCCCAATGCGGCCAAAGATGCCGCCAATTGCGTCAAGGCGCCTTCGTTGCCTTGCACCAGCGCTTCACGGTCAGGCATCAATGCATCTTGCCGCGCTTCGGCCCGCGCCGCCTGGCCATCCTGCAAGCGCTGCGCCTCAAGGCTTGCTGCCTGTGCCATTTCGGCCTCACGCAAGCCCATCTCACGCGCTTTCAAATCTGCGTTAAACGCCAATTCCTGCTCGCGCAGCATCAACTCACGGCCCTTGATTTCGGCCTCTATGGCCAAGCGCTGCTGATCGGCCTGCGCTTTCAACGTGGCCGCGTCCGGCTGCTGCTGTTGCGGCTGCTGCGCCATCTGTTGCGCCCGCTGCTCAAGCGCCTGGAAAGCCTGTTCAATCGCGCCCTCAAGCTGACGTCCGGCCCGGAAACGTCGCGCAAGAAACACCGCGCCTTGCCCCACCACCGGCAGCAATTCCGGCGCTTGCTGCGCCATCGGCAGGCTGCTTGCCATGTAATTGCCCATCGCGGTCAGGAACTCGGTCGCGGCCTGCTTGTCACCTTGTTCATCAATGGCAATCGTGCTGTCAGTCTCAATCTCAATGCGGAAACTCCGCATTGCATCCTGGCGCAGCAATTCCACCGCCGGCATAAAAGCCTGCTGAAACTCGGGCGCCTGTTCCTGCAAGCCCGACATTAGCGCAATCGTCTGCGGCTGAAAATGCTCGGCAATGATTTCCGCAGTCATGGCGATCAAGTCGCGCGCAAATCGCGCCACCTCGGCCTGCTGTTCCTGCAACCGCAACGCGGCAAACTGTCCCTTGATCTGCTGCGCCGTGGCAGTTTCAGACGGTGCGGAATAACCGCGAACGATGTCCGAAATGCCCGTGATCTCGTAAATCTGCGCCTTTAAAGCTTGCTCGCGGCCCGTCAATTCGCGGATGGTGGCGATCACGCCGTCAAGCGGCACGAAATCCATCACGCCGCGCAAGCCGCCCTTTTCGGAAAATGCCGCCCAAGTATTGACCGGGATCAGATGGTTGTCTTTGCCCTCTTGGAACAACCGACCAAGGCTTGCATCCTGCGATGCGTCAAAAACACCAGAAACGCGGCAGGCCTCGGTCAGCTTGGACAAGCGATAGGTCACATCGTCCAAGTCGTTTGCCTGATCTTTGTAAAGCAGGAAATCAGGCGTCGGGATCAGGCTGTCAGTCGTAATCGTGGCAAACAACGGCTTGGGGCAAGGGAAGAACTCACGCAAGCGCAGCGGATCTTCGCGCTCGTCAAGCGGCGCCTCGTAGCCCTTGGCAATCCAGCAAACCTTGCGCTCCGCCTTGTCCCAAATCTCATAAACCTCAGCACGCGCGGCCATGCCATCGCGGAACCGCGCCTCTGGACTGTCGGGATTGTCTTGCCGCAAGCGCGCATTTAGCGGCACGGCATTGCCAATCTCTTCACCAAAACGCTCAATCAATTCGGCGCGCGTCATCTGCACCTTGCGCGCAACCCATCGCACTTCGCGCCAAGTCTTGGCCGGCGACATGAGAAAATCGCGCCACGCCACGTAATCGTGCGCCACTTCCTCAAACACCAGCATATCGCCGGGTTCTTCTGGCGTCTCGGCTTCATACTCGGAAGCGTCGTCAGTGATGCCCACGCCCTCGGAAGGCGTCGGCGGTTGCATCTTTTCAAAGTGCGGCACGTAGCGCAGCCAGGCCGTGCCACGGCCCACAATCAGCCGGTCATCGCGCGCTTGCTTGATCACCTCGTCGAATTGGTCGCTGTCAGTCGCAAAGGTAACGGCGCGCTCCAGCACTTCCGCCGCCGTGCGCCCAATCGGGTCAGCATCCTTGAAGCGCCGCTCAACCACCGGCTTAGCGCGGCGCGCGTAAAGCGCCGGCTGCAAGGTCGATACATTGGACCAAAAGATGTTAATGCGGCGCTCGCCATCATCCGATGAAGATGCGTTCTTCCGCTCGTCGCGATACCGGCGCAAGCAACGCTGCGCGGTTTCATACCAGTCATTGCACCATTGCTCGGATTGCTCGATTTCCACAATCCACCGGCGGTATTTGCCGGCAGGCGTGTCGTAATCCAGATCGTCGGGTTCCTGCGACATTACGCGAAAACCCTCCTAGGGGCAGTTGGCACAACCAAGCTAGCCTTGAAAGCGTCAGGCATTCCACCAGACCATGCCGCGTTGACGTGAAATCCAGACAGCGCAGCGGGCGGCTTAGTCATAACACCTTGGGGCGTGTATTCCGCCGGGTCATACAAAGTTCCGATAACGTCCAGCGCCACAGTTTCAGGCGGGGCAATCTGGCCGCCTTCACGCGCAAAGCCCGCCGCGTCATAGGCCGCATCGAAAGCCGCGCGATTGGTGAAGCGGTGGAACGTATAGGTCCAGGTCATGCGGTAAGCGCCTGTAAAACGCTGTTTGATAGGTTGGTCGGATAAACAACAATGCGGCGCACATAGGTAACAGAACCAGCGGGGGGGCTGCCTGGGTTTTGAATAAATAGCCGCGTCAAAGCGGGTAAAGTCAAACCTGATTGCGTTTGAACGGAACCGCCATTTGCAACGTAGGCAACATTTCCACTGGAATATGATCCAATGTGTTTTTGTATCGCACCAATTGTTAGCGTTTGCTTGGGTAATCCGGTGACAACTCCGCCGATGCTTAATTCAAGACCAATTAAAGGTGATGGATCAGACCTTTGCTGAATTGAAAATCTGTTTGTAAAAGTCCCATCGTCAGCACTAACTAAATGGTTAATACTACCACTAACACCAGCAAATCTTGCTGTTGTTTGAAATTCCTGAAATAGAGTAAAATTAGAACCAAAAGCTATCGGCATAGAAGCAAATTCAACACCGCGTGTCACTGCCGCCGCCGCAGTAATGATTGGGCTGGTCGCAAAAGTGCCAACCTCACATTGCGCCACGTCCACCGCAATCACGTCGCCGCTTGTGACAAGCCGGAAGCCAATGACTGGATTAGCGATTGTCGCAAACGGAATTGCAAATCGCTGCCACGCGCTGGTTAGCGTGATGGCTGTCCAAGTCGCGCCGTTGTCTTGTGTGATCTCAACCGTGCCAGTGCCGGTAATGCGCCGCGCGAAGAAGCTGCTGACATGCGTGGCGCTTGCTGAAGTGATGGTTTGCAGCGCCGTCCCATTGCTAGCCGTGGCGGTCAAGCGTGAAGCGCTATTGGCAACGCCGTCAATGCCGGTGACGTTCAACGCGGCGGTAATGTTGGTCTTGACCCATGCGGTTTGCGTGAAATCGCGCGAATGCAAGGCGATGTTGGTCCTCGCGCCTTCAATCAACAAACCGCGCGCATGCAACGTGGCAGGGTCATAATCAAAGCGCGGCTCATTGGTCGCAGCCTGGGTCAGATTACCTGCGCTATTGAAATACCACGCGGCAGAAGCGCGCGTGAAGGTAATACGCGGATCAAGCGCGCCGGCCCTGAAATCAAACGCGATACCGCTGGCGTTGCCGCCCGCCCGTAACCGCGTGTTGATGCGCTGAAACAAGTTAGCGCCCCTGGCCCGCCGTGACGTAAAGCGTAGTGCTTTGCCCGGTCGCGCAGATGGCCGCAATCTGCGCCACGCCTGGCGCCTTGCTGACCACCTTGGACTGCCCCGCGCCAATCGGATAGCCCGCCGTGGTGGCGGTCGCACCAAAAGCAATAAAACACGTCAGCGTGCCCAGGTTCTGCACCTCGATCACGGAAGCCTGCGCCCCCGCCGCACCAAAATCGTCGTTGCTGCTGGCATCCGTCACGGCAAGCGTGAGCGTCTCGCCGGGCGAAAACGGCGCATTCATAGACATGGCTTGAACTCCATCACCACCGCGAAGCGCGCGGCGCGGTTTTCCATAAGTCGTTGAAGGTGGCGGTGTTTAACGCGCCAACCGATACAATTGCGCCCGGCTGATGCACGGGCTTTTGCCGCACCCAAGGGCGGCTCATGCAAGCGTAACGCGCTTCGTCCGGCGCGTGGTCCTCGCCGTCACTGTCCACATCTTCCGGCCTATCCGGATCGTGCTGCAACGCCGGCAGCGTGCGGATTAGGTCGCGGCATGTGCTGAAGATCAGCAAGCCCGGCCCGGTTTCATCACCGCGCAGCCTGGCCCGCACTTGATCCCACCCGCCAAGCGCACCTTGCCGCGACACGCGGGCATTATCGGCAGGGCGGAAGAAAACCTTGGCCGCACGCGCCATGCGCTCGCCGATGCTTGGCCCGCCGTCGCTGCTAAAGATGGCCGGGTCAGCTACGCCGTGAAGGCCATTCTCAGGCTTAGGGTCGCCCGCCTCACGTTGCGCGATGCCCTGCGCCACTTCCTCGGCAGTCATTCGCAGGCCTTCATTCGGCTTGCCGGTGCTGCCATACCATTCCCGGTATCGCACCAGCGCACCGCGCGGGATGTCGGCCAATTCGCCGTCAGACACGGCCCACCAACCTACGCTGAATGGCCGGGCGCTGCCCCAGTCCAAAGACCGGAAACGGAACCAATGCTCAGGCAATTCGCGCGGCGCGATAACGTGCCGGCCCATGTCAAACTCGGGAAAGAACG